TTATTTTTTCAGGACTATAATTAATACTTAATTTGTTATTTGATTTGCTAAACTTATCTAATAACAAATCTAATTGTTCTTTATAAGGTAAGTAGGTGTGTTTATTAAAAACCTGATATTGGCTTATATCATTTGGAAGCATAATAAAAATAATATATTAGTCAATTGTTTCTGTTATACCATTAGCTAGGTTGTATGATTCTCTAGCCTCCACATAAGATTGTGTTCTAGCGTCATTTTCAAATGCTGTATGAGTGTCTTCATTTGTAAATGTTAAAGTCCAAATTCTTGTTAAATCAGTTTCGTTATTACCACCACCATTATCTACTAGGGTTCCAGCGTCTACCATTTCTTTCTTTAATGTATTAAAATTAGCTGAAGCATTGTAAAAAGCAACACCTGTGTTAGGTCTTGTTTGTGTTAAAGTTACTGTTATTGCCATAATATCTCCTTTAATTATTTATACTCCTATATTTATATCGTATAAATATAACTATAGAAAACTGAAATGGAGATTAACTATGGCTATAACAATTGATGGAAAGCAGTATGATGAGAAGTTGCTTAGTCCTGAATTACAGAATTACCTAGCAGTAAGACAAGAAATACAGGTAAGCAAGACTAGACATACTATTGAAATTGAGAAAATAGATGTTTTAACTAAATTTTATAACGAGAAGATTATAGAGTTGATTAAAAAAGAAGTACCAGAAACAAATAAAACTACAGATAAAAAATAGATGGCCGCAATAGCTAATTTAACTATAGACCAAGGGGCAACTTTCAGTTCAGATGTAACTGTAAAAGACGCTCAAGGCAATGCTTATAATCTTACAGGTTATACGGCTGTTGCTAAGCTGTCTAAAGGCTTTGCGTCCACTAGAACAAGAACAAATATGAATACATCAATAGCGACAGACGCTACCACAGGAGTAGTTACTCTCTCTTTAACAGCAACTGAAACAGCTGCTTTAGACGCTGAGAGATATGTGTATGACCTTGAAATTACATCTGGTGCTGCTGTTACTAGAGTTATTGAAGGAATAATTACAGTCCGACCACAAGTAACAGTATAATCAAACTCATTTTTGTTATAAATATATAAATAAAGGGAGAGAAGTAATGCCTGATATTACAGCAAAAATTAACGTAGATACACAATCTGGTCCACAAAAAGTTTCAGTAACCATACCATCAACTGTAGCTGTACAAAATTCAGAATTAAGATTTTCCCGCCTTGGTGATGTTGACACAACAAATTTAGATGATGGCGCAATGATTCAATATAGAGAAAGTGATGGTAAATTTGTAACTAGAACGGAAGTAGTTACTACAACTGGAACACTATTATTTAATTGTGGGAGTTTTTAAATAGCATATGGCAACAGTAATACAGATAAAACGGTCATCAAGTACTTCAGCACCAGCTACATTAAAATTAGGTGAATTAGCTTTAACTTATGGAACAGGAACCCAAGGTAATCTAGGAGATAGATTATTCATTGGTGAAGGTGGTGTAGATGGTCAAGGTGACGCAAATAATATAACAGTTATCGGTGGACAATATTTTGCCGATATGTTGGATCACGTTCCTGGAGTATTAACATCAAATGGAGCATTAATTGCTGATTCAAATAAAGCAATAGATGAATTAATTTTAGGTAGTTCTACTACAATTGGTGGAACAATAAAATTTAATGAAGGCTCAAATAATGGTGCAGGACATATTGGACTTAAAGCACCAAATAGTGTAACTTCTACAACTACATTTACATTACCTGATGGTGATGGTTCTGCTGGTGAGTTTATAAAAACTGATGGTTCTGGTAATTTAGGATTTGCAGTTGTTGACCAAGCTTTAGATTTAGCAGGTGATACTGGAACAGATACTTATAATACAAGTGAAACATTAACATTTGCTGGTGGCGCAGGTATGGAAGCAGTAGTTACTGATAATACGGTAACTATAAATGCAACAGCATTAACAGATTCAAATTTATCTGGTAGTGCAGGTATAGCAAATGATAAATTAGCAAATCCTACTACAACATTAGGATCATCTACTTTAACTTTAGGTCAAACAGAAACAGATTTAGCAGGATTAACTTCTTTAGTAATTGATGACATTACAATTGACGGTCAATCATTTACAACTACAGCCGCAAATAAAAATATTAATATCTCACCACACGGAACAGGTTCAATAATTGTTCCTAGTGGATATGAAGATAGAGCAGGATTTCAAACTCAATCACTTGCAAATAAAGCTTATGTTGACCAAGTTGCTCAAGGTTTAGATACTAAACCTTCTTGTAGATTGGCGACAATTGCTGATTTATCAGCAACTTATAATAATGGAACATTAGGTGTTGGTGCAACATTAACAGCAAGTTCTAATGGTGCATTATCAATTGATAGTGTAACACCAAGTGTTGCAGATAGAATTTTAGTTAAAGACCAAACAGACGCAAGTGAAAATGGAATTTATGTAGTTACAACTATAGGTGATGGATCAACTGCTTTTGTATTAACAAGAGCAACTCCAGAAGACCAACCAGCTGAATTAACTGGTGGTTCATTTGTATTTGTAGAAGAAGGTACTATTGGTTCTAACAATGGATATACATTTACACATACAGGTGCTCCAACATTTGGAACAACTGATTTAGACGTTTCTCAATTTTCTGGTGCAGGTCAAATTACTGCAGGTGCCGCTTTATCAAAAGATGGTAATACAATAGATGTAGAAGTTGACGGTAGTTCAGTTGAAGTTTCAGGTGACGCATTAAGAGTTAAGGCATTAGGTGTAACAAGTGCTATGTTAGCAGGTTCAATTGCAAGTGATAAACTTGCTGATCCTTTATATTTTGCAGACGAATCTTCAACACAAGGATCCGTAAGAGTTGGTGGTGTTTTAGAATTTTTAGCAGGTGAAGGAATTAATACTGTTGCTACTGGCAATAAATTACAAATTGTTGGTGAATTAGCAAGTACATCAAACATAGGAGTTGCGTCTTTTTCTGCTGATAATTTTACAATAACATCTGGTGATGTTGAAGTTACTACAGTAGATGGTGGAACTTTTTAATGTTTAAATGGATTAGTAAATCTTGGAATAAGTTTGTAGATTCATTTGTAGTAGAAGAAAAGAAAATAAAAACAATTGCTGTTAGAGATTTACAAAACAAAACTAAAAAAGAGTTAGAAAAAATTGGAAGAAAAATAGGAATAGAATTAGATAGAAGATTAACAAAGACAAAATTAATTAATAAAATTAAATTTAAGGCTAAATTAAATAGAAGAAAATAATGGCAAAAACCATAATTAAACCATTACGTACAGAAGTAGCAACACGTATTCCATCACAAGGTGTTATAGAGGTTGGAGAATTAGCTATGAACATATATGATGGTAAATTTTATACAAAAACAATTGTAGGTAATGTTAAAGAAATTGGTGGTGTAAGTGGAATAACATTACAAGACGTTACAAATAATGCTGCTATAACTGATAAAGATATTACTATGAATGGGTCACAATTTATATTTGAAGGAAGTATAGCAAATGCATTTGAAACTGAATTAACAGTATTAGAACCAACAGCAGATAACATTATTACATTACCTGACATAACAGGAACAGCTATAACAACTGGTAATTTAACAATAGATGGTACACCAGGTGGAGATGCTCTTGCTAGTGATGGTGATGCCTTAGCATATGGAATAGTTTTCGGAGGATAGAATGGCTAGTTTATTTAAAAATGCAGGTATGGCAGTTGGACTTGCTGATACTTCGGCTGCAAATTTATATACAGCTGGTGGTGCTGGACAAGCAGTTATTCACGCAGTATATATAACTAATAAGTCAAATGCTAATAATGGTTTTGTAGATGTAAAAGTTACAGTAGATGGTGGTAGTACATTTAGATATATTGCTAACAAAGCACAAATACCACCTAATAATACTTTAGTTTTAGATAAACCTATAAATTTAGAATCAAATGATATATTAAGAGTAGTGGCACATCCATTACCAGATTCGTCAACAACTGATTTAGAAGTATTTGCTAGTGTACTGGAGATAAGCTAATGGCAATTTCAATTACTCATAATATAAATCCACAAGAACAAGTATTTAATGGTCTTCGTAGAACAAAAGAAGGTATGCTTTATTTGACAACTGTTAACCCTAATGAAGGTGGTACAGTTGGATTTTCAACATTTGAAGAAGAAGGAAAATCAGATAAAGTACCAAAAGATGGTACAGATTATGTGGAAGAAAGAGCGGAATTTTTTAATTGTCACGAATTTATTGGTGATGGTTCTACAACAACTTTCACATTAAACGTAAATATGGGTACTTTTGGACATAGATTATATGTGTCTATTGATGATGTAAGAAAAGATGGAAATATAGATTATACGGTATCTGGAACAATAGTAACTTTTACGTTTGCTCCTTTGGATGGAAAAGCTATACAGATAGCACAGTTGAATAAAAGATATTTAAATAATGATTCAGACGCCTATCAACAATTTATATTTGATAAAAATACCACAACTACTTATCTTATAAATAGTATTGGGGAGTTGGTAAAAAGAGTAAATCAAGCAGCTAATCAAGATCCAACAAGTGATGATTTCCTCTCTTTTGAAAGTACAACGGCGAGTGTAAATTCAACAACTTATCAAGATGGAATATAAATATAATAAAACGGATTAACA